TCCCTTGTGCGGTAGGAGCAGCCCATCTCTCTTAGGTATTCGTAGGCCGTAACGCTGAAGTCCCATCCGTGGCAGTCCCAGCTCTGGAGTTGGGGGAGTTGATGCCGGGGGGCGTTCTCCTCTGGTTCTGTATGCCGCAGTTTGTGTAGGGGTATTCTGGCCCATTGGCTACCCACTTCGGTCATTATGGAGAAGTGGAGGGCGCGGGATGGGAGGGAGGTGACGCCAAAGATGACGCAGCGGTCAAAGCAGGCGGATTCCTCAATGGAACCCCGTAGGATGTTCTGGTCCACCAGTCCATAGAGGTGTTGGGGGACGGAGGCGTTGAGCGTGTGGTGCATTATTTTTTGGCGTGACGGTAATAAGTGCCTCTTTTTCCGTCCATCAACACTCTCGATTTCTTATCAATCGCACCTAGGGCAAGCCAAGACTCAATTCGTGATCGGGCTGTGGTTCTAGGGCATTTGTAGTTGTCCATGAAGTCTTGGGTGGACCACCACCCGTCCTTACGGGATACGGTGTCCTCCGCCATTAGTTTGTCCATCTCAGCCCAAGGGTTGTTTTTCATTAGTAGGTTTTTATGTTTGTAGCCGTTGTGAACTTGCCGTTGATGCCGCGAACTTGAAAGATCGAATAAGTCCCGTCGTCTTCTACCCAGCCATACACCCAGCCATGACTCCAGCGGAGTTTGCCGGTTTTCCTGTTGGCGTAGCCGGGGTTGAGGTCGCACAAACAGCCTATGCAGCGGGCTTCTTGGGGCTTAAGGCCGGGGGTTGAGAACGATTCTATGCTGTGGCAGTGGCCAAAAACTACGTTCCCATAGATGCGGGAGTGGGAGGCGCAGGCTGACATTCCGGTGTGGAAGCCGTGAACTACGTTCAAATGGCCGATAGAAACCACCCCTAGACGGCTATCGTAGGGGATTAGGGCCGCTTTGTTCCTCTTTGCCACCATTTCTATGTCTTTGACCATTCTTTGCCCCAAATCGGCTTTAACGGCATCTGTGGACTCGGCTAAGTCCCATGCCCTTACATCGTGGTTGCCTAGCATTAGGGTGTTGTCCTTGCCTCCCTTGAAGAAAGAGTCGGCAAAACTTGCCCCTACGTCAAAGTCATCCCTCATGCTTACAGCCCTGTCTTCCTCTGAGGCTCCCTTGCGGATGGCGGAGAAGTCCCATAGGTCGCCAGCTATGATGCGGATTTCTGGGTTGAAGTCTTTAGTGAAGGCTAGGGCGGCGGCGCAGGCTTGAGGGTCTGCATGATTGCCGTGGATGTCGGAAACTATGACGAATTTCTTCATGTCAGCGGAGTTTAGCAGCTTTGCGGACAAGTCTTTCCTCTGAGGTTTTCGCCGAATGACAGGTTACACAGATGGCTTGATAGCCTTCCTTCTCCACAAACAAGCGTTCAATGAAGCTATCCCAGCTCACCCAGCCCTTAACAGGGTCAACTACGGGGTGGATGTGATCGACCTTTATATCCTTATTCCCTACGCTTTTTGAGCACAGGGAACAGGTGTAGGTGTTTCTAGCAGTCCTAGCGTTCTTCTTGGAGGTAAACTTGGGAGCCCAACGAGACGAAGCCCTACGCAACGCGGACGTAATGAAGCTCTTCTTACGAGCCGCAGTCCATTGTCCGTTGCAATGTTCCTTCTCGTTCATACGCTTTCTAGGGCAAACATTAGGGCAATCTCTTTGCTCTGGGCGTCGGTAAACCCAGCCATCCCGTTGTTCCATTGCCACTTCCAAAGTTCGCCCTCCTGCCACAGCTTCAGTCTAAATCCCATGTTGGAGAGCAGGCAGGCTTTGGCCTGAAGGATGGCGTAAGTGCGGGGTTGGTTCATTTGGCCTCGCGCAGAATAACAATCATTTTTGCGGCTATTTCCCCGTCTGTCCCTTCGTGGAAGAACTGGGTGCTGGCACGGTCAATCACGCTATGGAGGCGGGCGATTTTTCCCAATAGGTCAGCTTCTCGTTCTCCTGACATACCAAGCAATCGGGCTTGTTCTAAACATTCAGCCTCGGCTTTCTCGGCGCGGGCTGTAAGTTCAGTAATTTTAATTCCAGCTACGTTACGAAAAATAGCAAAATCGGTGCTCATTTGTTAAAACTAGCTATCACTGTGTTACCTAAGAACATCACTGCTGCGTTTATGTGTTTGCATCTAGTGCGTTGAGGGTTGCCATATTCCACTACTGTCTGAGTTTTGTCCCACTCCTTCTGGCAGCGAGTCATAAAATCAGCGCAATTGCAGGCTCCGTTGGGACAATTCTCGTCTAAATCAATGGTGTATTTTACGTCCCGGTCGGCGGATTCGCATTCTATCTGCGAGCGTCCAATCAATTCACACTTCATGGCCGGTGTCTGGAATGTAGTGTTCCAGCTCGTGAATGCGGGCAATGTTAAGTAGGGCCACAGAGCCCTTCTCCAAGCGCACTAGGGCGTTGTAAAGATCGGTGGGGTTCTCCGAGTGCACGCAGTCCCCGAGCATATGGTTGATTAACTGGTCGATTTTCTGTTTCATGTTAGATAGCCTTGCTCCCTAGCCCAGCTAGGGTGGTTGTGGATGTTGGTGTGACAAGAACGACAGGTTTGCAGCCATGTCGTTGTTTCGTTGGTCTTAGAGCCCCGGCCTTCCTTGTGGTGGATGTCCGTAGCGGGTTGGTTGCAGAGGGCGCAGAAGGGCGATTCCTTCAGAAAGATGCGCCTCAGTTTGGTGTATTGTTTATTCCTTGCCGATTGCTTGGAGCTTACTTTCCTTAGTCCTTTTCCCTTCTTCTTCTTCTTCGGCAAGAAGTAGTTTACGTTACTCGTGGGTCGTAGTTGTTCTGGCGTCTCCATAAACGTGTGAGACAGAGGAAGTCTTTGTAAGACTCCATGAGCTGTTCGCGGTCATACTTCACTACGTCAATACGCCCCGGCTCAGTGGTGGAGATGTAAACATTCATGCAGACGGAGTCGGTAAAGAAACTATCGCAGAAATGTGCCATCCAATAGGCCGCGAGTTGCATGGGGTGGGTCTCACTGGGGAATATGGGCTCCTCCGGCTTAGTCCTCTTAGACTTCCAGTCGAGAATGCCCTTACCAATGTGAGACTCAAACACTACGTCCGTAGTGCCAGCGTAGCCTTCACGGTCATTGACCAGCACAACCTCGGCTTTCTTCACCTTGATGCCCATGTTCTCCAGCTTGGCAAAGGCGGGTTCTACTAGCTCTGAAAGCATACAACTCTTTTCTGCATTCAAGGCTACCTCGTGGTCGAAGTATTCTTGGCCCTTGAGTTTTCCCTCAATGGCCGCGTGAATGGTGGTTCCAAGATCGGCTGCTCCCATGCCGTCTTGCTTGCTCTTCTCCAGCATATTCCTGACATACTCCCCCATTTCCTCGCCGGGGTGTGGAGGACTAGCAAAGCAAGTTTCGGCCACTTTGCCCATCTTCCAGCGTTCTAGGCCGGGGCTGGCTAACATTTTAGTGTAGGCTGTAACGCTAGGCAAGAGCTTCTGCTCCCTCGCGTCTTTGATGTTAGTGGGACGAGTGGGGTTCTTAGCCCCTTTCTTTGTGGCCTGCGTGTGGCAGGCTTTGCCGTCGAGTGTGTACCAATGTCCAGATTCTGTGCTCATAGTTCGCGCTCCCGTGCCTTAATCATGGCGTCTGCGTATCGGTAAGAGTCTTCGGCAGTTGCCAGATACGTCCAATCAAGCGCATTTTTATGCGCCAAGATTCCCATCAACGCCTTAGCTGCGAAGTAGTCGCGCAGGGTCATGCCGCAGGTTCCGATGGCAACACACTCTGTTCCGTCTTTTTCCTTCCATGATACCGAATGAACCGGAAAGGCCGGTCCTCCTTTGTCGATATTACTCATAGTTTTTGGTTTCTTTTTGTAATTCTGCTAAGATGATGTCGTCTAGCTGTTTGCTAATTTCCTTACTTAAAGCTGCAAGCTTTTGCAACTTGTCCCACATCATTTCTTTCGGCATATCTTTTGTATAAAGCCCCGCAAATTCGGTGGCCCCTAGGAGCCGCCCGAGACTGGTAGCCATGAGGTCAGTATGGTTGTTCATTTTCGGAGGTCTCAATGATGTCTTCTGGAGCCAAGTTACCGCTCTGGAGCTTCTGGGCTAGACGGATGAGCATAGACGCCTGATAGTAGATGCAGGCTTCGTT